CTTCCTTCTTGTAGTTTAGTCTTTTTATGGGGCTCGTTTTTAACAAACACTCTGACCGGGTCGCATAGCCCATAATTTATGCGATCTTGTCGGCTCATCTTTGCAATCTCTTCATTAGACAAAGCTAAACGCTTCTCTATACGGTCCAAGACTAGTTCATTAAATTCTGAACCCATTCGCGCCATGAGTTGGTCATTTCTAACCGCCTCTAACGCGTAAGGAGATCCTGGACTGGAGTCGGCCTTTATTAAAAGCTTGATGTTGTCAATTACTTGATTCCAATCTCTTCGATTGTACTTATGCAAATATGTGGGGAGTGTGTGGCGTACGTAGTGAGGAATGACGCGAGCCAAAGCGTCTTCTCTTAGTTCTTTTGAGGGAGGGGGGGAGTCTATAAAAGCATCGCATTGCAGCTTGAAGCTGGTCTTTTCAGCCTTCGCATCTCTGCTAGGCCATCCGTATTTATTAAATTCGGGAAAAGCTTCTACTGCTGCTTTCCATTCGCTAGACTCCGCCTGCTCTTTTGGGGAGCGGAATGTGCACGAGGAGCGCCCAATTGCTGATGAGAGCTCTGAGAAGGGTTTAGGGCCTTCGAACCACTTGCACCATTCGCCCCACCTCTCAGCGGGGCTTTGGAGTTTAAAGGAACCGCAGGAATTCCCTCTGCGGCTGCCTTTCTGTGGCGCGGTCTCCTCCGTCGGGCTTTAAACCCCGGAACCTCTTCCGGTTGGGAGCTTTCGCCCCATGTTTTTCTCTCTACATCAGGTCGCGGAACTGCTGCTTCCTTGACGCTCTTGTTGAGTTTTGTGTTTTGAGATAAAACTTCAACAAAGTAAGCATCTCGGTTTTACAGCCAAATGGGCCCACACGCTTGCTAGTTGCAACTGCTAAGGTATCCTTAGGTTGACCTTTTGCAGTATACGGCAAGGTTGTTTTAACCACAGCCGTATATGGTTGCACTTTCTTCGTGTCCAAGGCTTGCGCTAATTGCTTAGTCACAGCCACCTCTTTTGGCAAGTCTTTAGCTTTCAATTGCAGTTCTTGTGCTTCCGCTTTTCTCACCTCTACTGGTTTCTTCCACGAACAGGGGTCTTTATTCAGGGATTCAGCGACAATTGATTCAAAGTTGAATCTTTTGACCAGATGGTCCATGACTACCTTCGAAATCTTGTCTATCATCTCCTGTGGGAGACTATCTTTGAGAGATTCTTGCGTTACTTTTGCTGTTTCCTTCTTAACTTCAGTAATGTTATCATTATCCAAAGCCTTTCTTAAAGCGTAACCGCAACTCTTACAATTATAGCCTGCTTTTAGATGCAGGAGGCCACACTTGGAACAACTCCAGGGGCTTTCTTTCCTGTATCGACCACCTTTAATTCGTTGTTGCATATGGTTCTTTCTCTCTTCATTGTCTACTCTCTGTTGCAGCACATACAACTTGTGCGCTGTACCAGCTCCTTCATCAATTCCGTGAGTTAATTCGAACTCATATTCCTCCAATTGCTCTCGATTTATACTTTTCTCGTATCCAGCCATTTGCTCAGCCCAAGTCATGAGACGAACTTCGTCTTTTGAGCGAGGTTCGTATTCCATATAAGTGAAATCTTCTTCCTGGTCGTCAAACTCTGAGAAATCGTACTTGGTGCGGTAAAACTCTTCCAAATCTACTTCGTGAAAAACTTCAGCTGAAGCTAACACATCGGTGTTGGTCGGAGATTCTTTTCCGTACTTTCTCAAGAAAGGAGGTACAACACCAACGTTGAACAATCCATCAGGAGAAGATTCTACGTGAATTCCTACAATCCTGTGGTGTACGTCCAAAATTGGGGCTCCAGATGAACCTACTATCGTACTAGCGGGGTATTTTATGTGCCATGGTTTTTCATGCCTAGTTGGTATCGCCCTTGTATAAACTGGCTTATTGTCCATTATCTGGTAAATGGCGATTCCACTGCCCATGGCTAGACGGTCGGCGGTTTTTCCTATTTTCAACTGTAATTTTGACAAAACTGGGAGAGGAACTCTTAATACTAGATAATCCAGTTGCTCTGTGACTGAGCAACTCAAAATATCTGCTCTTATCTGATTCAACTCTATCTCCAGATTGCCTTTACATACCTTAACGATCGAATTTCTATTGTAATCCAAAACATGATATGCAGTCAAAAGACACACCTCATTCATGTACCGTACACAAGAAAAATGACCAATTACGGTGTCGTCAATACGAAAAACTCCTTGAAAATCTGGGAGTTTATCCGTGGGCCTAGGAACTGATTTAACTATCATAGTCTCTTTTGTAGCTAATTCTCCATTAATTCTCTTTGGAGATTTAGCCAAGTGCGCTTTGATTTGATCAGCTTCATCATCAATGTACACGCGAGTGAATTCATCAGCTGCAACATATACACCGTTTTCATCGTACTGTAGTCTAGTGTAGACTCGCTTCAAGGGCAAGACACCCGAGCTTTCCAACACTTCCATCTCCTCATCGTATTTGCTGGCGGCTCTATGCTTTAGATATTTTATATACCAATTGCGCAATGCCACAAAAGGTGACAAGGCACAGCAAGCCATGCAGCAGCTCAACCGAGATATGAGTCTTCCGATTACTATTATAGGCCAAAAAATGTAGTACAAGATAAGCTTTAGTACTGGCAAGATAAGCCTCACCACAAATATACCCGCTGCAAACAGCAAAACGGCCGCTATCAATAATATGATCAGACCGAATTTGCTGTGAGTCATGGTGTCTATGGGATGCTCAACTGCTTCCTTAATTTCTTCAACGATCTTCTCTGTTTCCAGGGAGGCATTGGCTATTACTTGTACAACCTTTTCTACAGTTTCTGCCAACTTCTTAAAAGTGGCTCCGTCTACATAAGGCTTTCCCTTATCATCCCACGTGTCCTGGGCTTCCCAGGGGCCAAAACCCTCGCGTTTGACTCGTTCTCCACACAGTGGGGTTAGAGTAATAAATAAAATATTGATTAAAAATAAAATCTCTACACAGACCATCCTATTCGAAATTTTCCTTAAAATAAAATATATATCTTTTGGTTAATATTACAAAATCTTTT